CGTTGCAATTGTAACTGTACCAAGAGATATACCCAATACCAAATTGTTTGGCGTTAGGGCAGTGTCAAAATAACTAGACCCCCCCACAGGATTCCAGCCCCACTGGAAAATACGGCTACCCTCGGCAAGCTGCCCATCAGACAATGCGCCAGAGGTTACATAACTCCTGTCCGGTCTTGGGTTCCTAAGACCCTGCGGGTCATCCACTGGAAACTCACCCAAATGCAACTGCGGGTGGTCTGGGTCCCAGCATTCCGGGCAAACCAAAAGGTCATAGTTCCTGCCCTTGATAACTTCCCGTTTGAGAACTTTAAGTTTAAACCGTTGGTCACAGCGGTCGCACTGGGCAATTGCGTTCTTGCCTGAGGCAAACCTATTGCCCATTTATATGGTGCTCCCGATAAACTGCTGCCTCGGGACTAGGCGGAGAGCGGCTTTTTCCCGGTCTTCCTGAGACGCCAAATCCCATGCCTCGTCATATTGAGCTTTTAGGATTGGCAGGCGCTCCATCCCAGCCGGGACTTTTCCGGCTATGTAATAAGCCAGACCCGCAGCCATCGCTGGAATGAACCGGAACGGCACATCCATGATGTTTACACCGCCGCCAGCATCCTGAGTCCTACGCAGTCTCCAATAAACGAATTGGTACTGCTGGGCATTGTCAGGGGTGGGCCAGACAGTAATAGCTGGTAGCTGCGTCCAATACACTGTCGCACCAGAGGTGTGTGATGCAGCCGTTGTGTTTTGCTGTCCACGGAAGCAGTTATATAGGGTATTCCCTGATATGTAGCTGTAGTTAATGATCTCGCTACCGATCTTGACAAACCCGGAGGCGGGCAGTCCTACCGTGGAATTCAGGACAGCTTCCGTAGCGGTGCTGTTTATGGTGGTACTTAGGGTTAACCCTGTAGGTGAACTTTGTGCGTTAAACCGTTGAATCCAAACCTGAATTGGTCTGGCTTGCTGAATCTTGTTAGGGATAGTTGCGTAGGTAGACACTGAAATCCGGGTAATCGTCAAGTCTGCCTGTGTAGTAGCTACGTTTCCTCCAGTACGGATAACATGCTCAAGTAGGTCGATGGTGTCATCAGGCAGAGCGTAGGTATTCTGACCTTGGACAAGAGGGATAATCCCCTGCTCGATTGTCCACATGTTTATGCCACGGTTTGCCCAGTCAGCAAACATGATGTTTAAACTACGTCTTGCGGTCCTTAGGTCATATCCTGTCCGAAGTTCCGTTCCGGCACGCTCAAATGCCTCTTCCACCAACTCGGAGAGGTCTAGGTTAAACGCTGTAGAGCCGGAGGTGTTAGCCATTATTTACTCCTTGCGGCTCTCATGTTGTCAACCAGATTTGGGTACATGCGCCCTGCGGCTTTAGCCATTGACTTAGCCTGTGTCTTTTTAGCAGGAGACAGCGCTTTGGGTGGACCAAGTTTTTTGGGGCGTGGCAAATCCCAGACCTGACCACCCTCTGCATACTGGGTGAAGTCTGTGTCGTCCCGGCGGGCTTTTTTAACACCCTTGGGCATTTTGGATGGAGCGATAGCCCCCATGCCTCGGCTTGCCATCATACAAGTCTCCCACGGGTTTTACCCCGCTGAGCAATACCGTCAGCCCGTTTGGAAGCAGAAGATGCTTTTACTTTGCCGCCTTTTGCCATTTGACCGGAAGCAGCATTTTCTTTAGCTTTATTTTGTGCTTCTGAAAGAAGTTTAGCAATCACACCATCTTTATCGTCACTTGCATTTGAACTTAATCCACCACTAAGGTTTGCGCCAAGTGCCCTAAAAGGTGCGGCTAGAAGCCCGCCAGCCAATCCAGTAACACCGTCAATAATATTACCGCCGAGATTATATTTCTTTGCTTTCATACCATCCTCCCGCGAGTTTTACCACGTTGAGCAATGCCATCACCCCTGCGGGAAGCAGAAGAAGATTTAACAGAACCACCGGAAGCCATGCGTTTAACCATGCCGCCACGGCGCATTCCACCAGCTGCTGCCGCTTCATCCATAAGATTTCTAGCCGCCATAGCTTCACCGGGAGCATAACCTTCAGCTTCTCTGCGGGCGGCTTGGGCTGCGTTATATGCCCGTTGCACACGCGGTGCAGTAGCCATTTCGGCGGCAATATTTCCAACCCCAGCCAGACGACCCGGACCCATAGCCATCAATGTGTTCCTGACATTCCTGCCAAGTTCAGAGCCTGATGCGCTTTCTCTGGGTTCGGGTGCCGAATAGCCATCAGTAGGAATATCTTCTACGGTACCACGGCGAGTTTCTGGCTTACTCATACGCTCTAAAGCTGCCTTGGATTCCTCCTTGGTCATCTTATTGTCATCTGAGCTTTCTTCTTTTTTGGGCTTTTTATTTTCTTCGCCCGCCAGTTTGGTGGAGTATTTCTTTCCTTCAAACTCAAAGGTTGAATCACCAGCGTTTCTGGCTTCACGAAAAGCTTGATTAAACCTGCGTCGTTTTTCACTAATAGCCATGATTACACCATCTTTCCTCTAGTTTTACCCCGCTGGGCAATACCGTCAGCCGCACGGACATAGCCGCCTTTAGCCATCTTTTTTGCCGGTACTTTTTCAGGAGTAACCGTTGGCGCTGGAGCAGGGGCAGGTTCTGTAGTACGCAAAGATTTCATATACGCAGCATCTTCTTTTGCTTTGTAATCTGGCGCATCCCTACGAGCCTGCTCAATCTCTTCCTTTGAAGGGCGTGTCATTTGCACATCCCACCTTTCCTCATGGTGACTTGCATGCCCCTAGTTTTGCCCTTAGAAGCAATACCGTCTGCGGATTTATGACCAGCCGCCAAACCGCCGGATTTCATGCCTGCGTGGGCTTTGGAAGCGGGAGCAGCGGCGTGGGCTTTCAGAGAGGAGGCAATACCACCTTTCTTCATTCCGTACTCTGCCTTCTCGTGTTTAATCATGGACTTAGGTGCGCCCTTTTTCTCCATGAACGCGATTTCCTTTTTTGCCATAGCTTTAGAGTCTTTCATATAACCACCTTTGCTAAAAAGTTGTTTGCTTCCATGCTCTGTCTTGGGTTGATTGACCTTTTGAAGATCAGCCCTAGTCTGGGTACCTTTCCCAAACTTAATACCTTTATCCGCCTTGGTGAACTCTTCACCCACAGATTGAGGGATGCCAACCCGTTTTGCTGCGGCAGGATCGTTGGCGACCATTGCCATTAGGTTATGCTGCTTCTTGCTAACGGAGGGCACTTTTTGACTCCTTGATAAAGGCATCAAGCTTGTCACTTAGCTTGTCAAAGCGAGAATCAATATGGCTAACAATCTTGTCAACCTCTGCCTGAGTAACGTTATCCCGGGCAATTTCTTCTCGGGTTTTGTTCAGCAAAATAGAAAGACGCGACAATTCTTCTGATTTTTCACGCATGTTCCATCCTATCAACCCGATAAACGTGGTTAACAGAATATTCCAGACGGCTAGTTGAATGTCCATTTCAACAGTTCCACGCCCGCAGGCTCTTGTTAATCCTCGAATTGGGGTCTTTTGCGGTTTTTTCGCTCGTTAGCTTCTTTTTCATCCCGCTCATACGGGCGCAAAAAGAGTCTCGCCTGCTGCCGCCTTCCGGCTGCGGAGGTTTCAAGCCCGGTTTCCCCGGGTTTGCTTTGTTGTAAGAGGCTCGTCCCTTGGCGTTCAAGCCGCCCTTGGGATTCTTGCCTTCTTTCCTCTGCCATGCTGGGGACTTAGCCATACATCACCGTTACAGCAGCATTGCTCATTGCCCCATAAACATCTGTGCTAAACAAAACGCCTTCGCCCGGAACAAGCACCGAGAAAGGAGTTCCACTAGCAAGAGTGGGTATGGAGAACATAACTGTGCCGCTACCACCGCCGTCACGTAAAACAATTAAGCCTACGCTAGAGCCGGGAACAACAAGCAAGCCGCGAACACGAGTTCGGTCAGCATAAATAGTGCCGTTACCAGACGCTATTGCGGTTTTTATGTCGGTTTGCATCATTTGATGCTCCTAATTAAGAAGCCGAGATAGCAGCCAGAGTATCTACGCGCAGCCAGTTGGTTCCATTATAGAAAGCCAACACGGGGGAGCCAGCAGCACCGTTGCTAAAGTAAGCAATAGAGCCAGCGGAAGCGGTAGTGGGAGCGGTGGCAACGGTGAAAACGCCAAGGTTTACCGGGCCAGAAAACGTAGTTTGAGCCATTTTTTCCTCACATGCGAGTAATGTTTGGGTGTTCTGTCTGCATGTCGTCAGCCGGGACTGTCAGAAACACCGGAAACCCCGGAATAATTCCAATATACACTAAAAGAAAAGGGGGCACAAGACCCCCTTTTCCATCTTCATCAGGTCGAACCTGAAGAACCCCACATACCGAGGGGATCAGACCAACCGAAGCTATAACGCTCACGAGCCTTATAACGGACGTTGCCGGTATCAAAATCGCCGTCCATGCTGTTTTGCAGCGGGGTGCGGACGAAATGCTTCATACCGTTGGGAACGTCAGTGGTCAGGAACCATGCGTTGCTGTCGGTCAAGAAGTGGTTCACGGTATATCCCTCGGGGATAGAGCCGTTGTTCTTCAGCGCGTTGATGTCGTTGTCAGCAGTACCGACGCGGAGTTCGGTATCCAACAGACGAGTAGCAACGAACATCAGAGCAGGAGGAACCACCAGCTTACGGGGCTTGGCAGCAATCAGCAAACCACGCTCGTCAGTCCAAGCAGCGATCTGAATAACGGCGGCTTCCAGAGAAGTCTCGTTCAGGTCAACTTGGGTTGCGGGGGTGTTTGCGTTAACGCCACCAGACACCAGCGGGTGCGAAGCGGAGAACAGCGCAACGCCGTCACCACCAGCATAAGAACCGCTAAAACCGTTGTTCAGAACGGCAGCAGCCTTAACCTGCTTGGTGTAAGCCATAGCACGAGCCAGCGACTTGGTGTAACGAGCAGACAGGCTGTCGTACAGGTTGTCTTCGATTGCCTCTTCGGTAATCGAGAAACCCAAGGCGATGGTTTCGTGGTTATAGCGAGTAGTCCAAGCTTCTTGTGCATTGTCATAAGCAATGGCACTGCCCTCGTTCTTCACCGGAGCGGCGGAGAAGCCAGACAGCTTGGTTTCCTCTTCAAAACTACGCTCCGAAGTCTCGGATTCGTAGATTTCCTTGTGCTCTTCGCCGTAACGGGCGTACTCAAGACCGAACAGAGCGTTCAATCCGGGGAGCAATTCCTTGAGCAGTTGTGCGCGACTAATTGCCATGATTTACTCCTTAGACGCCTGTGGTGTTGTTATAAGTATGGGTGTTGATCTTGACGACCATCTCCACATACGCATCGCTGCCGGTAGCAGTTGCAGGCACAACGTCCACAATACGAATGGGTAGCGTATTGGTGGTAGCGGTAGTGTCGTCAATAGCTTGAGCAGAATCGCCGGTGTTTGCATTGCCAGCGTTCAGAATCACCGAAGTGTTCTGACCAACAGCAGTGCGACCCAAGGGGGCGATAGTCGTGCCAGAAGACACAACAGCCACTTGGAACAGGGCGCGGGGATCATCAACCACATAGGCAACAGCGTTGGTCACACCAGACGCCGGAGCGTACTGGGCTTGAACGGTTTGACCCGATGAGTTGGTGTACTGAACACCCACACAAACACCAAGAGTTTGGGCAGCGGAGGTGCCGCTGGCAATAACGGCGCATTTGCCGCTTGACAGCAGTTCGACGAGATCGCCGGTATACATAGCGCCGGAGTCAATCGGCACTAGGCGAGTAGAACCCGAATACGGAGTGCCACCAATACTATTGATGGGACGAAATCCATATGGGGCGCTAACGGTGGGATAAGCCATGTTAAGCTCCAATAAAATTAAGAACCAGAACCGAAAGTGACCTTGGATTTTTTCTCTGCGAACAGAGGCATCCTAGGATCATTTTCACGAAGGAAATTGTTGTCTACTGATTCCACCTGAGCACGGTTTTGGTTTTCGTAGTATTTCATACGTTGTTCCAAAAACTCTTCGGGAATACGGCAAAGCAACAGTCCGCCCACTTCGATGTTTCCCTTGAAACGACCTTCTGTGGAAGCGTGCAACATAAGTTCGGGATAATCCTCTGCTTTGCAGGGTTCATATCCTTCACGCAACTTACTAGAGATATTACCGGCATCAGCTACACCAAGCGTGGATAAGCGAACCCAACGATGCTTCCAGCCCGGACGGTTGTCAGGCGAAGGCAAAGTCTCAGGCGGACGCCACGCCGTTGGGCGATACTCCGTCTGACGGTTTTCTGTTTCACGCGGTGCACGATTTTGGCGTGCTGTGTTTTGCTGTTCCATTATTCACCTCTTTTCAGTTGAGCAACCTGTTTGGCGTAAAGGTCTAAAGGGACCCCAAGGCGCTTGGCTATCGCGGCTTCGGATGCCTTCAACCGAATACGGTTAGGCGGGGTACTACGGGAAGCCGGAGCTACTACCGTAGATATTTTTGATGCACGGCGCGGAGGTTCATCCTCGTCTGCCGGTTCGGCCCTTTGTCTTGGAGGAGGGTCGTCATCCTCATGGCTCTGAGCATCGAAATGCTCAGGAAATCTTTTGCGCATCGTTTTATCGATGGTGCGGAAATACTCTTCAGTACCCACATAATCTGGACCATACTCGCGTTGTAGTTTCTTGTCAATACCCATCGCAGCCATAGTCATTTCTTCGTCCTGACCCCACCAATCACTGTTGGAATCAAGCCATTTCTGCGTCCGGGGACTGAGTTTTGACGGTTCGGGTTTGGCTGGAGTAAATTCCCTATCATCCACCTCAATCGGGCGCATGTTCTCGGTTTTGTCCATAGCCAGCGTGGCTTTGGTTATTTCCGCCTGAGCGTCCGCCACAGCGTCAGCATCGCCGCTTTCATAAGCCTCTTTGTATTTCTGCTTGGCTGCTTTAAACGCAGCTTCTGCGGCTACCTTTGAGGTCTCAATATATGCTTGGCTACCGGTTGCAAGCTGTTTTTGGAGCTTTCTATTCTCCTCTAAAACCTGCCTTGCATAGTTTTCCGCTGCTTCCCGCTCCCGCAGAGCTTCTTCCTTAGCCCTACGTTCGTCATGGTAGCCACGGGTAAATTTCTTGATCCGGGCTTGAACTTTGTCGTCATAGGACGCCAATTCCTCATCGGTCGGGTCTTCCGGTGGGGGAGCAGTTTTGCGCCCTCGATCCGGTTCAGGAGTATCGTCCTCTATTTCGACCTCAACCTTTGCCTCAATTTCAGGCTCCACTTCGTCCGGGAATTTGTATTCTTCCCCTTTTACTTGCTCTTGCATGATTTACTCCTTATGCAGCGCGGGTTATTCCACGCGGGTCTTCCACAACCGCTTCAACAGAATCATCATTGATAATCCTGAATTCACGACCATGAATCTTCAGGCGGGTGCCTGAATTGGGGCGGACGATGACAAAATCACCCTCCTTGCACGACGGTCCATTTGGGAACCGGGTTTTGTCCTTATAACAATCAGGTCCAAGCTTTACAACGAATAGAACAGGAGTGAGTACTTCCTCATAATACATGGTTTTATCCGACTTAACCAACCCAATTTCGCTGTCGGCATACTCTTCCATAGCTTCTGGCACTACCGCAAGAATATGAAAGGTAGATGGGTCTGGCAGTTGTTTTGCCTTATCAACGGTGGTTTTGTTCAAAATACCGGATAAATCAACCGCTTTTAGGTCAAACTCAGTCGTCATCATTGGTCATCCTTTGCACGAGGTCGTTAATAACAGAATCTGCAAGGTTTAAACCCCGGATTACCCCGCAGACCTTTTTGTACTCATCAAATGTTTCGGCTCGGCTTTCCGCAATAAATGCGGTCTGCTCCTGCCTTATCTTTTCTATTTCCTGTTGCACGAGCGCCAAGGCTCGGATTTCATTGTTCATCAAGCTCCTTTAGACGGTTTGTTATCGGGCTTTTGTTGTGCCGCCCGTTGAGCACGCTGCATCGCCATTTGAGCGCGGTGTTTAGCCGCGTCAATACCAATGCGTACACCTTCAGCTTCCATTTGTTTGTTTAGTTTGTCTTTTGCTGCGGCAGATGTGGCTGCTACCTGCATAGCTGCAATCTCTTTCTGCGCCGCGATACGGGCTTCCTCCACCCGGATTTGGTCTGCCTTTGCCGCCGCCTCGATTTGCTGTTTCTGGGCTTTAAGCTGCAAGTCCTGCTGTTTCAGCTGAAGCTCCTGCATCTGCATCTGCACCACCGGGTCTTGCATCTGCTGCTGTGCCGCCTGTTGCTGGGCTTGTTGCTGGTCCCTTTGGAGGATTTGCTGGGACGCCTGAGCAGCCAATACCGCAATCTGGTCTGCAATCTGAGGTGGGATTTTCTGGCGCTCGTCGCTGTTTTTGTCCTCCATTGGGGGCAAAGACATACCCATAGCTTGCTCAATCTCTATCCTGTACTGGAACGCCACATGCTCGTTTATATGAGCCATTGCTGAGGCAAAAATAGCCTGAGCCTGCGGGTTTTGCTGCATCATTGCCTGAATCCGGGGATTCTGGATGGCAGACATATGTACCTGAATATGAGCTTGGTGGTTTTGCTCAAGGAAAGCTTTGACAGGCTTCATGGTCAAGAGATTCTGGTTCTCCTGTATCGGGTCGATGGGGGTTGCATCGTCCTCAACCGGCACCAATTTGGCTGCGTTTTTAACCCCAAGGACCTCAATCATCTGCCTATGGAGCAGTGGCAGGTCATACAACTGCGGGGCTGATTGGGCTAACTGTAGGACTGCCTGATAGGTGACAATCTTTTGAGCCATCGTGGCGGCGTTTGGATCGCTCACCGGGATGACATCAATCATGTCGTAGTCTGACTTCTTGGCTCTGCGCGGGCCATCTGCTGGCTCATACGCATATTCCTCTGGGGTGTAGTCAGCAATAATGACTTTAAGCAGTTTAAACTCCTGCTTCATGGCGTAATGCAGCCTTGACTGGACCGCCGTCATTACCTTCAGAGTACGCTCCAGAAGAGCCAAAGTTGTCCCTACTGGGGCTTGGCTGCTCATATCGGAGACATTCATATCCCCGCTAGATGCAAATGCCCGACCTTCCTGAACAATATTCTGGAACAGAGCGTAAAGAACCTGACTTGGCTCTTTGTAGGGTAGGGGCAGGATATTGTCCCTAATAGAACCGCTAGGTACGTCTACGTCTCGGAACTCTCCGGGCTGAATTGGCGTGTCATCACCTTTAACGCGAAGGCCCCGTGATTTAAGACCGCCGGGGAGATTAGATAGAGTTCCCGCATCGACCAATTGACGTACAAGCATGGTCGCCGATTTAGCGTATCCACCGATGAGGTGGATGAGTCCATACCCGTAGAACCCGAACCCCGGGATGTATTGGTAGTGCACGAAGTGCTGCCGCTTGAGGTGGAGTTTGTCCTCTTCATACCAATTCCTCCTAATTGCCAAAATCTTGCTGGTACCCTTTTCAACGGTAACCACATACGGCAAGGCAATCCCGGTAGGTTTACCTTTCTTGTTCTTATGCTCAAACCCTTTGAGGTCAAGCAGAACATGCATCTCAAGGATGCGGTAGCGGTCGTCCTGAATCGCAGAAAGCCCCATCTCCTCAGCCTTCTGCTTCTCAATATCATCTAATTGATAGGTCGGATCGCCTAGCTGCACATCCCTGTAAAAGCCTGCGTCTATCAGCTTGGTGACCTCATTCTCGGTCTTACGCATCACATGTGTAACACGCTCGGCACCCTCCAGATTAGAGGCTCCGTAGGGCACCACAATATCTTCTGCGGGGATAAACACGGCAACCTGCCTGCCAAGGCTTGGGTCGTAATAAACCTTTTTAAACGCGCTGCCAGCCAGCGGTAAGTTCCACAGCAGCTTTTCATGTTCCGGGCGGTACTCAACCATCACCTCGGTAAGCTGGTAGTTCATGTCGTCCTTGACACGGGCGGCAGCTTCCTGAATCTCATTGTTTTCCAAGCCAACAATATTGGTTTTAACTGGTCCCTGCGCCGGGAATGTCTCAGTAATCGCCTCAGACTGGAACCTAACGACAGACTCGGTTAGCATGGGGTGGAATACCCCGCAGGCACCCTGCCACGGCTCAGTCCTCTCCTCATACTTCAAACCAAGCAGTTTTAGACCGTCTACATAGGTTTGAATCCAATCCTTGCGGTCGTTAATATCTTTCTCAAAATCACTGACCAGATCAGACCCAAGCAGGGTAAGCTCGTTCTCATCCATGTAGTCGGCAAGGTTTGCGTCAAAATCTTCAGCCGTTTCCGGTTCGGGGCTAAGCTGAATCTCTAGACCGTCAATCCCGATACTCACTGCGTCGGGATTCTCGATCTCAATTTCCATGTCAGGAGCCATCATTACCTCCTCTTCAATCCCAAGAGGAGCTTGATATAAACCTTTGTCGATTGCCATGATATTTCCTTAAACTGTATAAAACCGCGCTTTACGGTAACCCTTGAAATAAACCGGTTCTTCAGGCTCGTCAGAATCTATTGGGATAAACCCGCCTTGCCTAAACCTGATGAGTGCTTGCGACGCCGAGTCAACCAAGTCATCATGGTCTCCATTTGGGAAAGATGCCATCTCCTCCATCAATTCATCAGCCCATCTGGTTTCTGGACACCATACAACCCCCGAAGCAAAAAGGTCAGAAATAGCGTTTACACGCGCAATTTTATCTTGACCCTTGCTTGGTGTGTACTCTGTTAACGGAATTCCGGTCTGCCTAAGCTCATAAATCAACGGAGCGCCCGCAGCCCTCTTCTCAATAATCAACGTATCCGGGTTCCAAAACTTATGAAGCTCCAAAGCCCTAGCCTTCAGGTCTGGGAACTCCAAACGCTCCTTAACTGCGTCCAGCAGGATGATGTTGTTCTTGTAATTTCCTAGGGAATCGGGATGTTTAAACACGCCCCATGTCGTACATGCAGAGTAATCTGCGCGGTTATGCTTTTCAAACGCCGTATCCCAAGACTGGATGATGTATTCGCACAAAGGGGGCGCATCACTACCCCAAATACGCCACTGTTCACGCTTAACAATGGCTCCTTCTTCCGAAGTTGGGTTCTGTTGGTACTGAGCATTCCACTTAGAGACCGGAATTTCAGCCTTGATGGACTCCAGTTCCTCTTTTTTCCAGAATCCGGGCCATAAAGGGGTCCCGGACGGCAAAATTGCCGGAAATTCTATGACTTCCCAGTTGTCTGTACCGTCTTTTTCGCTATTTTTAAGGATTTGACCGGTTAAATCCCTCTTAGCCCAGCGAGTCATCACAATAATGATGGACCCACCCGGCTGTAAACGCTGCCGGGGACCTGACGTATACCACTCATAAACCCCATCATAGACTGCGGGGTTATTCTGTTTAGCTTCCTGCTCAGAATGGGGGTCGTCAATGATCAAAAGATCAGCACCCTTACCGGTAACAGCGCCGCCAACACCAATAGCAAAGTAATCGCCACCCTCGGAGGTATTCCACCTACCCGCAGCCTTGGAATCTGACGACAATTCTGTGTTAAATACTGAGGTGTAATCTGCGGAGGAGACCAGATTACGGACTTTCCTGCCAAACCCAACAGCCAATTCTGCGGTGTGGGCGGTCTGGATGATCTTCTTTTCCGGAAAAAGACCTAAAAACCATGCTGGTAGGAGATATGAGGCAAACTCAGACTTAGTGTGCCGGGGCGGCATGTTGATAATCAACCTCTTCAACTCACCCCTAGCCACCCTCTCAAAGGCATCTGCCATGATCTGGTGGTGTTTACCCGATATAAACCCGGGCCACATCTGGGATACAAAGAAGATAAACGAGGCTCTGCACCTCTCCACCTTATCAAACGCAAGCAGTTTCTGAATCTTCCGACGCTCATCCAATCCAACCATAGGAATGAGAGCTTCATACTCATCTATTTCCTGCTTGGTCAACAAACTCATAGGGTAGCCATCTCACGGGCGCTGCGGTCAGTCAATTTGATCGAATTGAACTTGTAAGGTCTGATAGTCAGCTTCCCATCTTCCTGAAGCTTATGCACTATCCGGTGGATATTAGCCTTGGACTTCAATCCAAGACCTAACGCGATAGTCTGGTAAGACGGAGACATCCCATGAAACCTTATGTAAGCTCTAATGAAATCAAGCACTAACTGATGCTTTTCCATCCTTTTCCTCCATCACCACAATACTTTGGTACGCAAGCCTGACCTCAGCCAAACATTCCAAAGCATGCTCCTTAGCCTTCGCATAGTCCTTCATAAGCATGGACTTATGCAACTCTCTTAAAGCCACTTCCGCCATCATGGTCGGATATGCGTAATCAACAATCATAGTTTAAACATAATAGCGAACGTTTGCAACTGTATCATAGTTTAAACGGACAGAAGAACAGAAGAACAGAAGCAATCTCTTCTGTCTCTTCTGTCTCTTCTGTCTCTTCTGTAAACATTTCCACAAATATATACACCCCGGCATGGACGATTCACAAACATAGGGGGGGGTGTTTCTAAGATGATGGGGTGGGGGATGGGTGTGAGAACGTTCGTATGGGTGGGGGGCATGTGATGGACTGAGTGGATTACAGTGTAATGCGATGGAGGGGGAGGTAAGCTACGCTTCGGGGTGGTGGGGGTCTCGCTCCCGTTTACACGTCACCATCGACTGGCATAGCCCGGGTGTTTAAACCTGCGCCCTCAGGTACGATCATCATCTCTTCTGCGGGTAGTGCAT